CCAACAATCGTAAGGATTATGCCAAGACCAACATTGATGATGGTTTGCGTTTCCATGGGCTTATTCCGCAGGAAGATATGATTGAGGGATCGGAGGTGCAGACAGGACAGCGTTTCTGAAACTTTCAGTTGCTGCTGCACCCTGCCTGGCCTCTTTGGCTACCTCGATCTGGAGCATTGGAAGCGCAGAAATAGCGCACATCCACTCATCAACAGCCGCTCCTGTATTTGGATTTGTCCCGCGTAAACACGTAAACCACGCGCACTGAAGCTGAACGCAGTCCTTTTTAATAAGTGGGCAGAAGTTCCCCTGCTTCATCTGCATGGTTTAGTCCTTCTGCGCCAAGATCACATCAACATACTGGACTGCCAAGTTTATCGCTGTGCCAGTGAATGTATGCGTATGGGTCTGACCGCTGCCCGTATAGGCCGTCGCGCCGACGCGAGAACCAGTCGTAGGGTCAACGCTAGTGATAACTGTCGCACCACCGCCACCAACGCCGAATGTTCCGCTATATGTAACGTGATTGTGCGAAGGAAGCTGGGCTTCAGTAAGTGCCGTTCCACCCACCGTGCCGCTGACCGCCTGAGACGTAAATGCGGATGTAAAGGCAACACTACCGCCGCTGCTTGCTGCCCCAGAAACAACGCGCAGAGCCTTGTCATTGTGGGCCGTCAGCTTTGTCCATCCGGCTGGAGCCGATGTTTGGCCGAAGACAAGAATCGTTCCAGCCGGGAAAGCATTAATACCAGTAGCCGTCCCCGTAACGGTGAGGTTGGTAAAAGTACCCGCTGCTGCCGTAGTTCCACCAATAACCGTGTTGTTGATGGTCCCGCCCGTGATTGTTGGCGTAGAAACCGTAGCCGTATTTACAGTCGGGCTCGTCAGCGTCTTGTTCGTCAGCGTCTGGGCTGTGGTCGTGTCCACCATAACCTTACGCGACGACCCGTCACCGACAGTGAGGAGGTTGTCGTCGCTGTCCCAAACTACGGAGCCGTCAGCCGTCTGGGCAGGGGAAGCAGCCGCCGGAAGCAGGACAGTACCGTCCGTGGCATTGAGCGTTTTACCCGTACCGACTTTCAAGCCAACCGAAGTGCCTGAACCATTGGCCGTGAACAGAGCGTCAAGTGTGTCCAAGTCGGTGTTAAGCTTGCCGCCCCAAGTGTCTCGGCTGGCCCCGACCTCTGGCTTTGTGAGGTTCAGGTTTGAGGTAAAGGTATCGGCCATTTATGGCTCCTAAGCGGCGCGTTGCCAGTTTGAGGATGATGTTGTCTGAGGAACCCAAATGTCTTCTGCCACTGGTTGCGTAACCCAAGTGTCAGGATCAACAGGCTCTGGCGTCCAGCCAACATTTTTAATTATACCGGATACTACAGCAAAACCAGTTGCCGTTCCAGTAAAGGTCGCTGTTGCACGCAGAACACCACTGGCATCAGATGTTCCAACAGCCGTGCCGACAAAGGCTCCTGTGGCCCTGAGAACACCGGAAACCGTGCATGTGCCAACCGCAAATCCCGCGCCCGCGAGCACGATAACGCCCTGGCCGTCTGCGGTTGCCGTCGAAGTGCCGGAGGCAGAGCCGACGCCCGCGAAGGTGCTTGCGCCGATGCCTGTGACCACAGCCGTGCCGGAGGCAGAGCCGACAATTGCCGTAACCGCGTTCCCGTAGGCTATGACCGTGCTTGTACCGGCAGCCGAGCCTATGGCCTCAAAGGTGCTGGCTCCAATGCCTGATACGGTCGCAGAACCGGAGGCCGAAGCCACGGACTGAATAACGGCCCTGCCGACACCGGATACAATAGCCTCTGCCGAAGCATCACCAACAGCCGCTGCCGTAGATGCCCCAACCGCCTGTACCGTGCAGGAACCCTGCGCATCGCCAACACCTGATACAATAAAAATAGGCTCAACCAGCGCACCCGAGATCGGACCCGCTGCGATTGGTTGAGAGGCGATGCTTACCCAGTCAAACATTCTCTAGTGCTTCCACGCGGGCCTTCAGTGCGTCGTTTTCGGCTTTGAGTTCTTGGATGCATTTCATCATCATTGGAAGAAATACTTCTTTTTTAAGAAGCTTGCTGTCTTCTATTTCAGTGACCATGCCGGGGAAAATCTGCTCAACTTCTTGAGCAATCCAGCCAAGTTCTTTTGAAGAGCCATCCTCATCCGTGTTCCAGTTATACTTGACGACACGGAGTTGCATCACATCATCTAAATAACTACGTGCATCTTCAACATTCTTTTTCTTATTAATGTCAGAAACAACACCAAATGTTCCATTTGCAAAACCAGCACCAACAAGTGTATTGGTCCCACCAATATCTGATTTTGTTAGAATTACTCCGTTGCCTGCGCTGGTTGTTGCCCGGTAAAAAACCGCCGAATCTGCACCAGATGTTGAAGAGCAACTTATCTGACCTATAGATGCGTTGACAGCAATGCCTGTTACCGTTTCAGTTGTAACTGTTTTTCCAAAAAGGAAATTACCGCTGGAGTCGATGCGGGCGCGTTCGGTGTCGTTTGTGAACATTACCAACGGATATGCGCCGCCGCTGTAAATTACACGACCATAAGCGCCTGCACCAAAACCACTTCCAGCACTATTATCAATACCAACAGAGAACAAACCGCCAGTATTGTTGAAATTAAAGTTGGCTGCATTTGTGCCAGTTGTTGATGTTAGCGCAGCAGACGCAGATGGCGCAGCAATATCTAAACGCCTAGTAGGCGAAGCCGTGCCAATCCCGACATTCCCCGCCGAATCAATCCGCATAACCTCCGCACCGCCTTCAGCAAAGGCAATCGTATCGGCAGCCGGAAAGAAGATGCCAGTGTTTGCGTCCGTGCCGCGAATGGCAGGAGTTGCAGCCGAGCCATCAACGTCCGAAACGCCAACCGATCCGTTCAGAACGAGTGTCATTTATCTTCTCCTTCGGGCGGCAGCGGTTCGTTGCCTTCAGCAAGCCACTCCAGATATTTCTGGTAGTCGGTGTTGGCGGGGTCAAGCGGGATGAAGGCGTTGTCAGCGAGGCGCTTGATGCAAGCTATCTGACCCGTCATTGAGTCAATGCAGAGTTGATACATGTCTTAAAGCTCCGCGTTAACAGAAATAGTTCCAGTTGACCCGCCAACGTATAGAACGATTGGGCGACCAGCCGCAGTAACACCAGACGCGGTAGCGTCAAACTCTGCCATTTTTGTTGTTGCGTATCCAGCAGTTGCAGACGATATGGTTCCAGTTGCGGTCCCGTCATACCATCCAATATTTCCAGAAATAACAAGCGTTGGCGCAATTCTCATTTCAACTAACAAAGGCCAACCAATACGATTGATGGCCGTTGTTGAGTTTGAAACACCGCGACCCGGAGGAGGAGACCAAATTTGATAATACCTCTGACACTTCGCCAAAGTGGTAGAATAAATCTCCCGCTCAAACGGAGTTGCCACAGAGCCAGCTTCAAGTTGAACTTGCGACAAAAAGAATGTTTGCGTCGAAGTGTTGTAGAAAAACAAAGCCAAACCATTTGCAACGTTTGCATTCAATGCATTAAACGTAAATGTATACTTTGTCCAAGTCGTAGAAATAGTTGTGCTGCTACCCTGCATAATTGTCATTGAACTAAAGTTGTTTAAAGCATTTGCATAGCGCAAATCAAAGTTAAGAGTAGGGGTTCCTGTTGCTGACTTTGCATAAAAAGACAGAGTAACTTTCTGACCAGAAAGGTCGTAGCAATTAAAACTTTCGATTTTTTGGCTTGTTGCAATAGTTCCAGATGATCCAGAAACTTGAATTGAATATGTGCTTTCCACGTTTGGAACGCTGCTAGACTGAGCTTGTGTTGTATTAACCTGATCGGTTCCCCAACGGTCCGAAACGTAAACAGCGCCAGTCCCTGTTGTCCCACGCTGCCAAATGTCAAAGTTGCCGTTGATAATACGGTTCCTCATGAACGACGAACCCATAGCCATCGTGCCGCCAACGGACGCATTTCCGCTGGAGTCCAGAACAATGTTGTTCGTGGCACTGGAGGGGTGGACTACGTTGATTACCTTGACGGTGGACATCAGACAGCACCCTTCAGTGCGGCAACTTCTGCCTTTGTGGCGTCGAGTTCGGCTTTGAGTTCTTGGATGGCGGCGACAAGGTGAACCACGATCTTGCTGTAGTCCACGCCTTGATGGATAGGCTTCCCGTCTTCATTAACAGCGTCTTTCTCGCCTGTCACAGCAAGCGGAATAACCTCTGCAAGTTCATGGGCAATAAAACCCTCACCAGCCGATTTATCTCCAATCCAATCATAACGTACAGGATTCAACGCTGAAACAGTTGCAAGACCGTCAGTCATTGGCTGTACGTTTTCTTTCAAGCGGTAGTCAGATGAAGTGTTATATGCTGTTGTTGAAGAACTACAGCCTATACTCCCAACCGCTGATGTAGCTGCATTGGTGAAGACGAGGTGAAACAAATTGTCTGCTGTTGGTGTTGTTACTAAACCATAACCAGAAGACCATTTTATTGTTTGCTTCCCAAATCCAGTTGTTCCACCAACAATAAATTGTCCGATGTTGTCAATTCTGACGCGCTCCGCAGGTGAACCAACTCCAGTTGTAAACGTCATTGCTCCAGTACTATCACCCAAAATTGCAGCGTAGTTTGTTGCGCTTGCATAATACGGATAGAAACCATAGCCAGTAGATGCCCCACCAGCAACAAAACTCTTAGCTGCAACTACGTTTACATTGCTTCCAAATGCGCTTGGATTGCTGGTTCCGATACCAACATTTCCTGACGAATCTTTATAAAATTGTCCGCTGCCAATGTTCAAAACTTCAGATGAATCAGTGATGATATTCGCAGTCTGCGCAGGAAGCGTCAGCATATAAGCAGATGCAGTTGTAGGTTCTTGAATGGTGACAGAACCACCGCCCGATGAGTTGAGTTTGATTGACATCAGACCACCGTCCAAACAGAGCCAGAAGGAACAGTCACCGTCACACCCGAAGCAATAGTAATCGGACCAAACGTACCAGCGTTGTAGTTCGTCGGGATCGTGTAGTTCGAGTTGACGGTAATTCCGTTCAAGAAGAAAATTCTATCGCTACCAGCACCAGAGGCATCATAAACACTACCGTCCGCCTCGCGCTGAATTGTTTTAGACGCAGCAAGCG